AAAAAGGGGCACAAGGCCCCTTTTAAAATATTTCCGAAGAAATATTAGGTTGAACCGGGGGAGCCAAAGACGCCCAGTGGATCAGAGAAGCCGAAGCTGTAACGCTCACGGGCTTTGTAACGAACGTTACCTGTATCAAAGTCACCGTCCATGCCAGTAGTCAAGGCCATACGCTCAAAGTGCTTCAGGCCGTTAGGAACGTCTGTGCACAAGAACCAAGCATTGGTGTCGGTCAGGTAGTGGTTAATTGTGTAACCTTCAGGGATAGAACCGTTGTTCTTCAACGCGTTGATGTCGTTGTCGGCAGTGCCAACACGCAGGTTGGTTTCGAGCAAACGAGTAGCAACGAACTGAAGTGCTGGAGGCACAACGAGTTTTCTAGGTTTAGCAGCGATCAACAGACCACGCTCATCAGTCCAAGCAGCGATCTGAATCACAGCGTTTTCCAACGATGTTTCATTCAAGTCAGAGTTGGTTGAAGGACGGTTACTGTTGGTACCACCAGAGACTAATGGGTGCGCTGTAGAGAACAGAGCAACACCATCACCACCAGCATAAACACCACCTGTGAAGCCGTTGTTTAAGACGGATGCAGCTTTAACCTGCTTGGTGTAAGCCATAGCACGAGCCAGACCCTTGGTGTAGCGAGCAGACAAGCTGTCGTACAAGTTATCTTCAACCGCTTCTTCAGTGATTGAGAAACCCAAGGCGATGGTTTCGTGGTTGTAGCGAGCCGTGAACGCTTCTTGCGCATTGTCATAAGCAATGGCTGAACCCTCGTTCTTGACAGGAGCCGCAGAGAAGCCAGACAGTTTTGTCTCTTCTTCAAAGCTACGCTCAGATTTCTCTGTTTCGTAGATTTCTTTGTGCTCTTCGCCGTAAGTAGCGTACTGCAAGCCGAACAAAGCGTTCAGGCCGGGGAGCAGTTCTTTAAGTAGTTGTGCGCGTGAAATAGCCATGATTTAGCTCCTTATACACCGAGTGCGTTGTTGTACTGATGCATAGTCGCATTGATCTTGACAATAACTTCAGGGAAGTTATCAGCAGCAGTGGCGGTGTCCCGAACTACGTCAATGATACGAATAGGCAAAGTGTTGGTTGTAGCAGTACTGTCCAGAATAGCTACGGCAGAGTTACCAGTAATGGTAGATCCAGCGTTCTGTACCAACGTGGCGTTATTTCCGATGGCGGAAATGCCAACACCGGTAATAACAGTCGTGCCAGACACAACAGCTACTTGGAACAATGTGTCAGGATCATCAGCGACCACAGCAAAAATCTGCGTGCCAGACTTGATAGCCTGACTTGCTGGATAAAACTGTTGTTGCTGAACTTGACCAGTTGAACTGTTGGTAAAACTTACACCCAGAAAAATACCGCAAGGTGTGGCAGTTGTTGTGCCGACGTCCTTTTCGATAGTTCCACCAGCTACACGTTGTACCAAGTCACCATAGAAAATGTTAGTAGCATAGCCACTAGCAATTTGCATCAAACGGGTTGAACCCGCGAATACCTGTCCACCTATTAGGTTTACAGGCTTTAGACCGTAAGGGGCCGAGACTGTAGGATAAGCCATAAAGACTCCTATAAATTATTTAGAACCAGAACCAAACCCTGATCCGCGACTTGTTGTTGACTTGCGGTCAGCAAACAAGGGCATCCGAGGGTCACTATTTCGCATGAAATGATTGTCAACTGAATCCATCTGGTTTTGAGCTTGCTTGTTGTAATACTCAGCGCGGGCTTCAACGCGTTCTTTGGGGGCTTTGCAAAGCATCAGCCCACCAATTTCCACATTGCCGTTTGCGTTGTTACCAAACAAAGCCAATTCTGGATGATCCACTGCTTTCACCGGCTCATAACCATCGCGCATCTGTAAAGACACGTTGTTGGCTAATGGCTGACCTAGCACATGAGTCGCTACCCAGCGAAACGTGTAATCTGGATCAGGTGTCGGATCGGGCAAGTTGCTCGGGGGTACGTATACCGCACGAACAGATTTATCGCGTGTTTTCAAGTCACGTGTGATGCGGTCAATAGTATCAGCCATTTTGTTTCTCCAATTTTGCTAATTCAACAGCGTATTGCTGTGGGGTTAATCCAAATTTTTTAGCCAAGGCGATTTGCGTTGGCGACATTTCAACTTTTCGTACCCCAGACGACCTAGTCGCGGAAGCAACTACTGTTGCAGCTTTTTTAGAGCCATCAACCGATTTAGGCTTTTCTTCCCTTCCAAATACTTCTGGAAAAGTTGATTTAATGCGAGCATCAATGCGCTCGAAATATTCGTCAGAGCGAGGGTCTACCCCCGAGTTCACTAGTTTTTGATGCAGCCCTAGAGAAAAGCTGGTTAATTCTTCATACCCCGGTTGACCGAACCACTGGTTTTTTGCTTGCCAGCGCAAGGTTTTATCGTCGATCTCTTGTCGGGGTGGAGGAGATGACCTGATTTGTACATCAATATCATCTTGTTGTAAAGGGGTAGGTCTAAAGTTTTTTGCAGCTTCTACACGCATCTTGGCGTCTGTCATGGCCTCTTGTGCCTCTAACAGAGCATCAGAATCGCCTGCTTCGTATGCTTCTTTGTACTTACGCTTGGCATTTTCAAGCTCGGCATGTGTTGCCGCCTTGATTGTTTCAGAATAAGTCTGTTCACCCGTGCTTACGTGCTGTTTTAGACGCTTGTTCTCGTCCAAAATGTGCTGTGTAATGCGTTCTAGCTCTTGTTTTTCGCGTGCGAGGGCTTCTTTGGCACGGCGCTCGTCATGACGGGCGTGCGTTAGCTCGTTAATGCGTTTTTTAACGCTATCAGTGTAAGAATCAAGTTCATCGTCAGACGGATCTTGTACTGGGCGGTCTAAAGGCCGTTTGCCCCTATCTTCTTTAGGAGTATCGTCAACGATTTCTATCTCAATTTCGGTACTTTCGTTTTCAATTTCTACCGATTTTGTATCAATACTATCCATTTCATCGGGAAACTTGTACGGTTCAGCCATTTTCTTCCTTTCAAGCGCGGGTTAAGCCGCGAGGGTCTTGCACAACAGCATCAACTTGGTCGTCGTTGATGAGACGAAACTCTTTGCCAAAGATTTTGAATCTTGTGCCAGAGTAGGTACGTACTAGGATGAAGTCGCCTTCCTTGCACCATGCTCCGTTAGGAAACTTGGTGGTGTCGTTGTACGCATCAGGGCCAACTTTCAAAACAAACAACACAGTGGTTGCTGTTTCTTCTTGGCGCATGCTTTCAATAGGCCGGACTAAGTCCAGACTTGTACCGTCCACTCGTTCAGAGATGTCGGGCACGGCGCAAAGAATCTTCCAACCTGTGGGGATGGGGAGTTGCGTGGCCTTCTGCTCGTCAGTAGCTTCAGGTGCATCCAAAGGTTGGATGGGTTCAGGCAGTGCAAAAGCACCGGGGGAGAGATCAATGTCACTCATCGGATTGTTCAACTTTCTGTGCAAGGTCAAGGAGATAACGCTCTGCAAGGGCTAGACCCTGAATAACCCCGCAAAGTTTTTGATACTCTTCAAATGTGCGACAACCCCCACCTGACAGATCGTCAGCGTAGTTGTTCATGTCGGCGCGTATTTTTTCGCGCAATACGCGTGCGAAGTCTTGGATCATGATTTAGGTTCCGTTCTAGGTTGGTTGCGTGCTTGCAAATCCATTTGAGCTTTGTTCTTTGCAATATCAGCGCCCATCTGAATACCGGCGCGTTCTTGTTCAAACTGAGATTTAGTTTTGCTTTCGTTGATTTGTGCGCCCACTTTAAGCGCATCAAGTTCCAAACGCCCACTGACCTTTTGTTCTTCCAATTCTTGTTTGTCGGCGGCGATGCTTGCATCTATCATCAACTTCTGCTTCTTCAACTCCAACTCGCCTTGCTTGATCTGCAACTCTTGCAACTGCATCTGAACCACAGGGTCTTGCGCTTGTTGTTGAGCCTGCATCTGTGCGGCTTTGGCCTGATCTTGCATGAGCACTTGCTGTGCTGCTTGTGCCATCATTCCAGACAAAGCAATCTCCACGTTCGGTGGCAACTTCTCGTCTTCGGGTGGCAGCGGCATACCGAGTTGTTGCTCAATCTTCTGACGCATCATGTAGCCAACGTGATCTGCAACGTGTGCAGTAAGCGCCGCTTGAATGGCTGGAGCACGGGGGTTCTGACCAATGAACTGCTGAATCAGTGGGTCTTGCAACAACAGCATGTGCACTTGGATATGCGACTGATGATCTTGGTACATGAACGCTTTGAGAGGTTTACCCTTGAGCACATTCTGATTCTCAGACACGGGGTCTGTGGGCTTCTGGTCTTCTTCCAACGGCACCAACTTAGCCGCGTTTTTAATACCTAACACCTCCAACATACTGCGGTGCAGTTGTGGTAAGTCATAGATGTCCGGCGCCATCTGCGCCATCTGAATCACAGCTTGGTACTGCACAACACGTTGACTCATGGTCGCGGCGTTGGGGTCAGACACAGGAATTACATCTACGTGCTGGTAGTCAGACTGCTTGGCACGGGGGCCTTTTGTACCCTCTGGCTCATACAAATAATCAGTATCAGAGTAATCACGGATGATGTTCTTAAGCAGACCTAACTCTTGCTTCAATGCAAAGTGCACACGAGCCTGAACAGCCGTCATCACCTTGAGTTGTCTTTCTAACAGTGCCAGTGTTGTACCGACAGGAGCGTTGCCACTCATGTCAGACACCTTCATATCAGCGGTAGCGGCAAACCTGCGGCCTTCATCCACAATGTTTTGAAGCAATACGTACAAAGTTTGG